GTGCAGCCCGATTCGTCCGAGCGACTACCCTCATCGTTGAGGGTGTTCCCGACATGGACGCAATAGCCAACTATATTGTCCCGGATTGGGCGATGAAAGCCGTCCCAAACCGTATCAGGCGGGACATTGGCAAACCCGTCCATGCGTTCCTGACAGATTGGCACAACAAGCACCGGACGAGCTTTCAGGTTCTATGCGTGGCGGATAAGGCTGACACGGCTCGGGTCATGCTGGACGGGTTCTGGCGGTTCTATCAGAGCTACAGGGAATCAATCGCTCCACGCAAGGCAAGACAGAAAAAATAGTGCGGACAGGGCTTGACATTGAATTTGATGTGTGGTATGATATAATAGAGGTAAATATAAGCTGAGGTGATAAAATTATGGCAAACAAGACGAACAAAATAGACAAGGACACGGTAAAAGAAATAACCAAAGCTGTAACGGTTAGTCCATACCGAGATGAAAAAGGTGTCCGAATACTTAAATACAGACGGTTCAAAGAGAACGAGGACTATGAGCCTACCGATAACGAGGATATGGTTGCTTTAACTAATGCGTCAATCTTGAACCTCCGACAGTATAGAGACGATTGCGTTCAAGGAAGACCAAGAAAGTACGAAACGGTTGACGAGTTCTTTACGGCGGTAGAAGCATACTTCCAATACATTCAAGACGCTAATCTTGACGAAATACGGCTCATTCCAGACATAGAAGGATTGTGTTCTTATATGGGGATAAGTAGGGACAGTTTGTTTGACTGGGAAAGGACTCGCGACTCTCGGTATATCGACGCCATAAAAACAGTCAAAAATACCATAGCTTTTTGCAAAAAGCAGCTCGCCCTGAAAGGGAAGATACCGCCAATTGTGTTCGCAACCGATTTCAATAATAATCACGGGTATTTGCAGAAACAGGAAATTTCTATACCTCAAGTTGCTCCGTTTGGGCACGACTCCGACCCATCGACTATCCGCAAGGCCATCGACTCTCTGCCCGAACCGACCGACTGAGCCGCCCGAAACGGTATAACTATCGTAACTATGCCGCCAGAAGCCGCTACAAGCCGATTTAAGCGACTATACCGCATATGGTATACAGGACTATGCCGAACAACTATATGTCGCGCTACGGGGCTTATGCGGGCTGACAGGGGCAATCAGAGAATAGTAAACAACTTTCCCGAAGCGAACAGACCGTAACTATCAAACCGATGTAACTTTCCGGCCTGTAACTTTCAACTTTGCCAGTAACTTTTACAACTATGGTTTGCAACTTTGGCGGGGATATGTAACTTTGACCGAGCCGAGCAACTATGAAAGAAGGTGGACGCTATGAAAAAGCTGATGGCATAACCTTAAACGAACAGATTTAAAAAACCGCTCCGACTATCGACTATCGGGGCGGTTAATTTTATCGGGTGATCCGTTTCAGGGGCAAAAGAAAAACCCCGCCGAAACGGGGTTGGGTGGGCGAAGTTATTTGATTGTTATTGCGCCGCCCATCCCTTTCAATGGGTTCGGGGCTTTCTGGTATCCGCGCGGCGTGGTGTTCCGATTTATCCATATCAGCGCAGACAAATCATCCATTAATGCAAGGGCGGGCACTACAATCTTCCGGCTGCGGAGCTTATATACGCTTCCGCGATATTCGACCGTTGGCATCGGCTCGCTCATTTTCTTCATATTGGCTCCTTCCTGCCGGGGATATACCGCCCCGGCTCGGCTTAATCGGTGGTTATCCCCGCTTGGCAAGGTTAGCCAATACGAGGGCGGGCAAAAGGATTATTGCGATTATCCAGATCATGCGGTGGCCTCCTTAATCGCATTGTCAATCTCGGCGCGGGTGTAAACGTGGTAGAAATTGCCCTTGCCGGATAGCGTGATATTGAATACGCGCATCACCGTTCCGCCGAAGTCCTCTAAATTTTCCTCATTGATGATATACTGGAAATTTCCGCGCTTGGGCGTGTTTTGGTAGTGCTGCATCATAGCGCTCTGCGCCTCGTCGAGCGTGTTATAATCGCCAACTGTGGCGCTTTTCGTCGCGTTCCTGCGCCTTACATTATAAACCGTCCCGATAATGTTTCCCATAGTATTACCTCCTTCTTATTCGCGGGGTTGTGACCGCGCCTCCTGAGAGGCCCCGCATTAAGCCGGATTGCTCCGGCTCACTCTGCGATTATAGATTTGATTTTGTCAAAGATGGCGTTCACTTCTTGCGGGTAATAGTTGCGGCGTATTTCGTTCGGGAACAGTGTAGCGGTTATAAATTCTTCGTCGCTGATCGTGCTGCCCCAGTGACCGATAATGTCGCCGTGCTTGCCGTCCATCTCGATTTTGTCCCCGAATTGCACTAGTTTCACGCCGTTGCAATATACCGCAGCCTCGCCTTGCGTGACGCTCGGTCGCAGGCGCTTGACCTCAAAAGTTAATGTTTTCATGTGTTTCTCCTTCCCGCGCTGGTGCGCTATGTGTTATTGTTGTCCGTCGCTGGTGTGGTTACTGGCGGCGGCTTACTTTGCGTTGTATGTGTGGTTAATGGGGTTACACTCTGCATAGCTGCAATACTGCGTAATGCTCGGCCTGTCTCCACCTTTAATATAGATGCTTGATTCCATGTTGCCATACTGGGCGCGATTCTCTGCGTGTTCTAACATCCTGCGCAGCTCCTCAAGCGTTATCTGTAGTCCGTGCTCTGTGTATCTCATCGTTCTTTCCCTCCTGTTTTGGTGTGTGGTTCTTAGGTTGATTGCATTGTATCATGTTGTTTAGGGAATGTCAAGCATTTTCAAACAATTCTTTTTGCATTTTTAATTCTATTCAAACGGTTTTCTATCCGTTTGGCGTGGTTGTTATGGGTATAGCCTATTCGCGCAGCGCGGCCCCGAGGGGGATATGTGCCGGCGCGGTCAGGCGGGGTGAATTGTTTCAGTACCGAAAAAATAAAAAAAGCCGCAAAAAGGCGGCACAATTCAAAAAAATATTTGCAAATAGGTGTTGACAAATAATACTGTATATGCTAACATGGGTACAACGAAAGGATGGTGCGCGAAATGGCAGAGGGAATTAAGATTGGATATGCCCGCGTCAGTTCGAAAGACCAGAACGAGGCAAGGCAGATTAAGACGTTGGCCGAGGCTGGCGTTGAGGAACGGTATATCTTCATTGACAAAGAGAGCGGAAAGAATTATGAGCGCGACAGCTATCAGGCGATGCTGAAAGTTGTCCGTAAGGGCGATACGGTGTTTGTGCCGTCGCTTGACCGGCTCGGCAGGAACTACACGGAAACGGGCAAACAGTGGGAAACGATAACAAAAGAAATCGGCGCCGACATTGTTGTGTTGGATATGGATATTCTCGACACGCGGAAATCGAAAGACCTGACCGGCACGTTCATAGCGGATTTGGTTATCAAAATTCTATCCTATGTAGCCGAAAAGGAGCGTGAGAGCATAAAGCAGCGTCAGCGCGAGGGGATTGACATTGCCAAAGCGGAGGGGAAATATCAAGGCAGAAAGCCCGTCGAGGTCAATAAGGCGTTGTTTGAGGTGACACTGTCGGAAGTCCGTGCGGGCGACAGGACGAACCGCTCCGCTATGAAGAAACTCGGATTGAAGCCGAACACTTATTACAAGGTGATGAAAGAATTTGATACGAAAACGGGCAGATGGGCTTAACAGGATTAAGGAGGCGGCGTAACAATGGAAAAGCAGGAAAACGGCACGAAAAAATTTGAAGCGGAGGTTATTGAAATGGCGCAGGACGAAGAAAAGGGTGTTCACAAAATAGACCCCCTTGAAGCGGCACATGGCAAAGGGGAGTATGCGGAACATACCTCCCTTGACGAGAAAAGGGTATTAAAAACTGATACCCCTGACGGTATGGAATTGGCATTTATCGAAAATATCAACAACGTGGATTGCGAAATTTACAAGGCGTTCGGATTTGACGGAGCGATTACCCGCGAGAAATTGGGTGCGGCTTTAGGGTACGCCAATCCGCGAGACGCTATCGCCAGAATCCACGCAAGACACAAAGAACGCCTTGATGCTCGCTCAGTTGTAGTCAAGCTGTCTACAACTGACGGCAAATCTTACGACACATACGTCTACTCTATCGAGGGCGCGCTGGAAATTTGCCGCTGAGCGTAACCCTATCCGAACTCCCCGCTATGGTGAAGCAGCTTGCCATATCAGACAAGCGCTACGCCGTCGAGCAACTCGCCCCAGCACTGCGGGACGCAAAAATTCCGCAGACGCAGCTCGTGAGGGAAATGCTCGGTCTTGCAAAATTTCCGTCATATCCGTATGGCGGGTTGCCGACAGGGAAAGCCATTGAGAAACAACTCGAACTAAACGACGAATCCGCAATGAGAATAGATGGTTGGCGGCACTCGAAATTGGCGATTTATTCAATGGAGGACTTGCCGGAGCAGTTTCAATCGGTCAACATAAAATTCAAGATATTCGAGAAAGCCAGAAAGAGAGTAATTTTGCAAAATATTGTGCTTTATGCCGGAGATGTCTATTTTGACTTTTCGGGGTACCGCGATATACTTAATATGGGTATTCGGGCAAAGATAATCAGCATTGAGGAAGCCGAGGCGGCTCTGAATACAAAATCAGTATATTAGCGGATGAATAAACTGCGCCGCCCCGCCTGACCCGCCTGAATCGGGGCGAACCGAACTGAAAGGAGCAAATAAAATGGACGGATTACGCGCTCACCTGCAAAAAAGCGAAATCGAGTACATTGCCACGCGAGGCGGTGGATACCCCGAAACGTTCAAGTGGCAACCAGATATTTGTGCGCATCTGCGGCAAATGGGTTTCCGCATCAAAGAGCACGGCGAAACGGATGGCACGGAATGGGTAACTACAACTAATGGCGTTTACGTCTCGGTCAAAGTGGACGGGATGTGCAGCCGGCCCGGATTCGTGTACAAGAACAATCGGGCACGGCAAAAATAGATTTAAACTGCCCCCAGCCAAATAACCGCGAACGCCATGAGCGTCTTTCCTTGATTGGATTGGCGCTCGTTTTTTTTGAATGGAGGAATTGAAATGCCTGACAGTATACAAGCAGACCTGACCAAACTGACCCCATATCTCGCCAAAGACCAATACGAACCGTATCGGCTCTACTTCGATACGCTCCGGCTGATTGAGGACAAGGCTGAATCATACCGGCACAATCGGGTGCTGCGAAACGCGATAATGAAACAGCTTAAATCGCTGACTGACACGAATGCGGCGGCGCAGTTTTATAACCTTGTGCATTTGACGTACATCTACGGAGCAGCACACTCCTTTGACGATTATATGGTGGCGGCGGAATGGAACAGGGACGCAAAGGCTCGGTTTTGGATTCCGCGAAGGGCAGTTTTGGAGGGGCAACACAAGATAGCCAGCAAGATACAGGCGTTCCTGGACGACCCCGATGCCCTGTTTCTTGGCTTTTCAATGCCTCCCGGCTGTGGAAAGACCACGCTGATTAAGTTTTTGCTGTCATACATATACGGGCAATACCCCGAAAGCGCAAATATGTACGTTTCCTATGCGGACGCGATGGTGAAAATGGTTTATGACGGCGTAACGTCAATAATCACAGACAAAACAGAATATGCGTTTGCCGATGTATTCCCGTCTGCAAAGGCACCGCTCTGCTCTGCTGAATATTACACCATCACGGCAAGGAAAAAAGGCGATTTCCCTACGCTTGGGCTTATATCGCTTGGCGGTTCTGTTACGGGGCGTACCCGCGCAAACAAACTGCTTATTACGGACGATTTGGTGAAAAACAAGGAAGTTGCGCGAAGCCCTGAACGTCTTGAAACACTTTACAGCGATTACCTTGCGACGCTCACGACCAGAACTATTGGCGATAACGTCAAACAGATTATGCTTGGCACAATCTGGTCGGTACACGACCCGCTTTCCCGCATGAGCGCGGAACACTACGGCAATCCGAAATATACATTCATCACGCTGCCGGTATGCGACGAGGACGGCAAAAGTCTATTCTGCTACGAACACCCCGACAGATACACCGATGAGCGAATAGCCGAACTGAAAGCAACGCTCGACCCTGTTGATTTCTCTTGCCTGTATCTGCAAAAGGGCATAGAGAAAGAGGGGCTTGCTTTTGCCGCCGATTCGCTTCAATACTACAACGGCATTTTGCCTGACGGCGAACCAGACAACATCCTGTTTCATTCCGACGTTGCGTTTGGTGGTGGGGATAGTTTTTCCATGCCGATTGCCTATGTGTTTGGCGCAGACGTATTTATACACGATGTTGTTTTTGACCGTGGCGACAAAACAATCACAATGCCCCGCGTCGTCGGAAAAATACTGCAACACAAAATCAGGATAGGACAGTTCGAAGCAAACAATGGCGGCGATTTTTACTGCGATGAAGTTGACCGCATTTTACGGAGCAAACATAATTATTCCGCAAACATCGGCAGCAAACGGGCATCGTCCAAAATGAGCAAACTGTCCCGCATAGAACAACACGCACCGGCAATCAGGCGGTTCTATTTCCGCGACACGAATTGCCGCGATTCAGATTATAAAAAATTCATGGACGAACTGAACACGTTTAGCTTTACGTCAAAAAATTTACACGAGGACGCTGCCGATTCGCTGGCGGGCATGGCGGATAAGTTGTATCACGGAATGAGTGCCCGCGTCGAAATAAGCGCCAGACCTTGGTAAAAAAGGAGAAAGAAAATGAAACCTACTCACAAAATGTCAAAGACACGCATTTATCGAATTTGGGCTGCGATGAAAAACAGGTGCAACAACAAAAACGACGTGGGTTACAAGAATTATGGAGGGCGAGGAATCCGCGTATGCTCCGCATGGCAGCGGTTTGAGCCGTTTCATGAATGGGCTTTCGCGCACGGCTACGAAGAAGAATTAACAATCGAGCGTATTGACGTAAACGGCAATTACTGCCCCGAAAACTGCACATGGGTTGAGCCGTTTTTCCAATCTCGGAATACGCGCAGAAATATCGTGGTTGAATATAAGGGCGATAAAAAGTGCCTTAAAGGGTGGTGCGAGGTTTTATCCTTGCCGTACGATAACATACATGACAGGGTTTCAAAAGGATGGGATGTAGTCGCTGCGTTTGAAACGCCGGTTATTCACGCAAAGCAAAGAGATTGGTCGAAAATAAAGCAAGAGTGTGTGGATAGGGGTGTTCGCTTCGATATGGTTAAGTCTCGAATTTCGTCTGGATGGGACAAAGAGCGCGCATTATCAGAACCGCCATATTATCAAAAGAACGCCGAGTTAAGGGAAAAGTGTAAGGCGGCAGGACTAAACTATGCAACAGTAATGGACAGGATAAAGCGCATGGGGTGGAGCGAAGAACGGGCTTTGTCAGACTGCGCAAAAAACCATACGCTACGTGAAAAGTGTAAGCAACACAACATAAACTACTATGTTGTGGTAAACAGGATTTATCAAGGCGGCTGGTCGGAGGAACGCGCCCTTAGCACGCCAACAAAAGGGCGCGGCGCGAACCAAACATCATACTGACGGTATGTCCATGCTTGCTGAATACGCGCAGAGCATGGGCGGCGCGAAAGTAGAAATCGCCGCTCGTCCGTGGTAGGCCACAAGATGTAGGGCAAATTAAGCCGCTCAAATCACCCAAAAACTATATATGGACAAAACTGCCGAAAAATCGCTTGACAATCCATACATATAGTGTTATGATTAAACCGTGGTATTGGGTCACTTGTGTTTTGGTGCTCAATTATCATTATTTCGCCCTCCCTCTTCCCGTATGTCCCGCGTTGGGGCTACCCTTTCACCCGGCGCGGGGCAGCGGGCTAAATAAACCGACGGGAGCGTTTCGATGTATACAGGTCGAACCAAAATCTTATGCGACGAAACCGAAATAACGGCTGAAAACGTCGTGGCGTTGCTGACCGACGCGCTCCTTACCCATCAGAACAATTCGGCGCAGATTGACTACCTGTATCAATATTACAGGGGAAATCAGCCGATATTGAGCCGCACAAAGACAATCCGTCCTGAAATCTGCAACAAGATTGTGGAGAACCGGGCGAACGAGATAGTTTCTTTCAAAACCGGGTATCTCTGCGGCGAACCGCTCCAATATGTCAGCCGGGGCAGCACGGACGATATATCGGATGGCATTAGTAAGCTAAACGACATGATGCTTTTATGCGGTAAGGCTGCAAAGGATAAAGAACTTGCCGAATGGATGTACATTTGCGGCACGGGGTATAGGATGATTACTCCAAACTCGCCGTACATAAACAGTGACATAGTGCCGAAGCTTCAAAATAGGCGCACGGACTTTATGGAGGATGAAGCTCCGTTCGACATTTATACGCTTGATCCGCGCAATGCTTTCGTGGTGTATCATTCTGGTCTTGGCGAACAGCCGCTTATAGGCGTGAAGTTCGTTGAGCAGAAGGATAAGACCATCATTTACAGCGCTTATACGCCTACGCAGTATTTTGAGATTGTTTCGGATAATTTGATTGGTGGGCTGCGTGTTAAGAAAACCGAAGATCGGCCATTGCGCGCAATACCGATTGTGGAATACCCGCTTAATAACGCAAGGCAGGGCGCGTTTGAGGTCGTGTTGCCGTTGTTGGACGCGCTAAATGAAGTGCAAAGCAACAGGCTTGACGGAATCGCTCAATTCATTCAAAGCCTTATAGTTCTTACGAATGCAGACATTGACGATGATGCGGCCAAAGCCATCCGCGAAGCAGGGCTGATTAAGCTAAAGAGTTTCAGCGAGAACAAGGCGAGCATCGACATTATTGCCGAGCAGCTTGACCAGCAACAGACACAGGTGTTAGTTGATTATTTGCACCAAACCATCCTTGACATCGTAGGGATGCCCAACCGAAACGGCGGGAGCAGCACAAGCGACACGGGCGCGGCGGTATTTCAGCGCGACGGACATTCTTCTGCTGAATCCCGCGCCAAGTCGGATGAGTTGATGTTCAAGGAAGCCGAACGGAACGTGCTGAAAATCGCGCTGTCTATTATCCGTTCAACGGTAGGAACGACGCTTAAGTTGTCCGATGTGGAAACAAAATTCACCCGCAGAAATTACGAAAACAGCCTTTCTAAGTCGCAAATCCTTACCAGCATGTTGGCGAACGACAAAATCGCCCCTGCGCTTGCGTTTGCACATTGCGGTCTTTTTTCAGATCCAGAGGATGCAGCGAAAATGAGCGCGGAGCATTACGAAAGGGTCAAGGGGGAACAGGCGGCGCAAACAACGCCTGACGAACCGCCCAAGGATGGTGATGCGGTTGCTTGATTTCCGCTGTGAAAGATGTGGTAAACTGCTCGGGAAGATAGACGGTAATGCAGAAATCAAGTGTCCGCGATGTGGCACTATAAACAAAACAAAGCCGGGGTTAGCGCACCTGTGGAGTACGGATGAAGAAAAGCGCAGGCAGAGCGTCAAAGAGCGCCAATAGCCAAATTGTTGATAACAACAAAATGGTCATTGGCGTTTTAGTTTTTAGCAGAGAAGCTATCAAACACAAAACGGCAGAGAAGCCATCAAACACAAAACATAGCGAGAGAACGCTTTATAACGCAGGAGGAATAAACCATGGCATTTGATTTTACAAAACTGGACGGATATAAACCCGAAATGACGGATTCAGAGAAGCTGGCGTTGCTTGAAAAGTATGAGCCGCCCGCGCCTGACATGACAGGGTTTATTGCCAAAAGCACCTTTGACAAAACCGCATCAGACCTTGCGGAAGCCAAGAGGCAACTCAAGGCGATGCAGACAGAGGACGAGCAAAAAGAGGCCGAAAGGCTGGAAGCAGAAGCCGCAATCAAGGCGGAGCTTGAAGCCCTTCGTAGAGACAAGACCATTTCCGATAGTAAGGCAAAGTTCCTCGGGCTTGGCTACGACGAAAAGCTGGCCGCTGAAACCGCAAAGGCTCTTGCGGATGGCGATATGGAGAAGGTTTTCGCTAATCAGCAAATCCATATCGAGAACGTTAAAAAGGCCGAGCGTGCCGCTGCGCTGGCTAACGACCCGAAGCCCCCGGCTGGAAGTGGCGGCGGCATTGTGGATAAAAAAGCATTTGACACAATGAGCAGCGCAGACCAAATAAAATTCATTAGTGAAAACCCCAACTGGAAAGAAATTATTATGACTAAAAAGGAGTAGATAACATATGGCAACCTACCTTAATTATCCGTTTGACCCTGAACTGTTTTTATATCAGTGGCAGAACGAAAAGGACCCGACGCTTACCGCATTGTATGAGAGTGGTGCTGTACAGGCAAACGGCACAATCCAGCAACTTATCGCCAACGGCTCGGACGCATATACCATCCCGGTGTACAACGTACTCGGCGGCACGCCTGAGAACTACGACGGCGCGACCGACATCACGCTGACCGACCCTGACGCCAAGAGCCAGAGCGGTATCGTATTCGGTCGGGCGCACGGATGGAAAGACCGGGACTTCATCCGCGATTACAACAGCGGAGCAGACCCCATGAAGCAGATCAGCTCTCAGGTGGCGAAGTATTGGCAGAAACAGCGTCAGGCGATATTGCTTGCCGTTCTGAAAGGCATTTTCGGCGTTGTGGACGACAATGCCGATGCATGGGACGAATGGCAGAACCATACCTATTCGATTGCGACCGCCGGTGCTTCCGTTGCGGACAGCAACAAACTAGGCGCGACCACGGCTGGCGATGCCCTGCAGAAGGCTGTCGGTGACGCGGCTTCAATGTTCGGTCTTGCAATCATGCACAGTAAGCCTGCCACGAGCCTTGCCGGATTGCAGTTGCTGAATTTCCGCAAATACACAGACATCAACGGCATCGAACGGCAGCTCCGCATTGCGGACTTCAACGGACTGACGGTTGTTATAGACGACGGCGTTCCCGTTGCGGATAGCACGACGGCAGCAGGCGCGAAGGAGTACACGACATACCTGTTTGGCGCGGGAGCCATACAGCACGCTACTGCTCCCGTTGATACGCCCGTAGAGATCGAGCGCGACGCTAAAGACGATGGCGGATACAATGCGCTGATTACTCGCCTGCGCGAAACTATTCATCCGAACGGGTTTACCTTCACGAAGCCCGACGGCTATACTGCCTCTCCGACCAACAACCATCTCGGTGCGTCCGGTACGTCCAACTGGTCGGTTGTTGGCAACCCGAAGAACATCGCCATCGCTCGCATAATCTCCAACGGTTAAGCCGGGGAGGTGAATGATATGTTTTATGTAATTGGCGACAAGGTATATAGCGCGGCTTACGATGAGGATAATAGCCGTTATCCTCTTGTAAGCGTTGCAATGGCAGCAGATGGAGCGGTCACTGTTACGGACGAGGGCGAGGGCATCGCGACCCTGCCCGCATCGTATCGTAAATGTACGCTAGAAGAAGTGATTGCTATATTTGCAATCGTTCCCGAGGGCGAGTATGAGCCATCCGCTACCATTACGGGCAACGACCCTGTAACGGTATATTTGGACGAGGCGAACAAGGTCGTCACGCTCACTGTCGAAAAACCGGCACTTGGCGACTTCTCTGCGGTGGCGTCCAGCGATACGAACATTGCCACAGTGACCGAAGCTGACAGCGCGTTTACTATCGTCCCTATCGCAGAGGGCACATGCAGCATCACAGCGAAGTGGACGCCGACCGATACAGACTTTGCCGCATCGACGGTGACGATTCCCGTTACGGTGGCGCAGCGCAAGGTTGAAATCGCGCAGGTCCGCGACCAGAGGCTAACAAAGAACGTAGCAAAAACGATAATATTGCAGCCCAATATCAGTTCCGTTACCTATACGGCCCTGTCCTCCGATACGGGGATTTGCGCCGTGGCGATTACTGGCACCACGGGGCACGAACATGACCTTGTGCTCACCCCGGCTGTGAGCGCCCCGCTCGGCAGATGCAAAATCACGGTATCGGCGGTTGAATCGAATGGCAAGGCAGACGACAGCGACATAATGGCGTTTTGGGTGAATGTCTGCGACACGGCCGTGTCCATTACCGCAATCGACAATCAGACCGTTAAAGCTGGCGAGAGTAAAGAAATTACGGTTACTTGCGCCGGTGCTGAAATCCGCGAGGTAACAACATCCGACGCGACGCACGTCACGGTCGGAAAAACCGACAAGCTGAAATTTAAGGTTACGGCGGTCGGTGAGGCCACGGACACGGCTACGGTCACTGTTTACTGCGATAAGCGCGGGTACGGCGAGGACAGCGAAGACTTGACGGTAACAGTCTCTTAATGAACAAAGGAGGGTACACGGCATGACTACCGAAGAAAAGCTGACAACGTTAAAAAGTTTACTTAAAATAACGGATACGACGCTTGACGCGGAGCTTGCCGTGTACATTTCCCTTGCTAAAGCTGAAATCCTGGCTTGGCTTTATTCTGGCAAAACGCCAGAGGGCGTGTCGGATGTGCCAGCACGGTATATCCCTACGCAGATACAAGCGGTTGTTGTTGGGTATTCGCAGAGCGGCGCAGAGGGGCAACTTGCACATACAGAAAACGCCATTTCAAGGCAGTTTGAGTATAGCAATATGCTTGGGTTTATCAAGTCGAATGTTATCCCATACGCACAGGTGATGTGATATGAGATTGTGCGAAAGAAATAAGCAACCACTATGGTATGCAAACTACGCCTCGCACACCGAAATGGTTGACGAGTACAACAATGCCACGGGCGAATACACCATCACTTATTCCTCGCCCACAAAGGCGGAATGGAATGTTAGCGTTGTCGAGAGCGAAGCAGAGGTTGCCATGTTCGGCATACAAGCCATTGATACCATCGTTGGCGTGGCTGAAAAAGACGGGTTCCCGATGACCGAAACTTCAATCCTTTGGTACGGAATAACGCCCACAATCAAAGAGGACGGAACGACCGACACGGCGCACAATTACCGCGTTGTTGGGATGCGGAGTTCGCTTAATGCGGTGCGGTTTTACGCACAGCGCGTTGATGTAACGCAAGTTGTGGCGCAAGAGCCGGTAGTTGATCCAGACCCGGAAGAACCGATTGACGACCCTCCCGTTGGGGGTGAGGGAGAATGAAGAAAATCACCATCCAGCTTTCCGAAGCCTCAATCAAGGCGGCTATTAAGGAACTGAACAAGTACAAGCGAGAGTTAAGTAAAAAGACAAAATTACTTGTGAAAAAACTTGTTGAAGCTGGCGTTGAGATTGCAAAACAGGAAGTGCTGGCGCTTGGTGCATTTGACAGCGGCGAACTGCACGACAGCCTTGATGGACTGATGTACACAGACGGCGCAAAAGGCATTATCTTTACGGATTGCGGTCACGCAGCTTTTGTGTGCTTCGGTACGGGCATCACGGGTGAGCAATCCCCCCACCCTACTATGCCATGGGCTTACGACGTAAACCAGCACGGAGAAAAGGGATGGGTTTACTACGACGAGAAGCAAGGACGGTTCCGCTGGACGAAGGGCATGCCGAGCAGACCCTACATGTACTTGACGGCGAGGCAACTTGAGGAACGGGTTAGCGAGATCGCAAAGGAGGTGTTCCGGTGATTAACGTGGAGAACGAGGTTTTCAGCACCGTGGCAACAGCCCTGCGAGCCACCGTAACGGGCATATTCGTGTCTGGAGAGTATGTGGCAGCACCGTCCACGTTCCCCGCCGTAACGCTTGTTGAGGACGATAACGCGGTCTACCAGCGCAGCATGGATTCGTCCCACACGGAAAACCACGCGGCAATTATGTACACCGTCAACGCCTACTCGAACAAGACCAGCGGGAAGAAAGCCGAGTGCAAAGCCATTCTCGCCGTCATCGACCAGCAAATGCAGGACATGGGGTTTGTACGCGTGAACGCGAATCCTGTTGAAATGGCACAGGCAAGCATATACAGGATGATTGCCCGATACAGGGCGGTTATAAGCAAAGAAAAATTAGTTTATAGGAGGTAACCTAAATTGGCTAACGAGTTAAGCACTGCCGGTGTTTTGGTAAAATATTGCGCCGAAGCAACCGCAGGAACCCGCCCCACAACGGACTACACGACAATCCCGAACATCAAGAGCACCCCTGACTTGAACCCCGAACCATCGAATCTGGAAGTCACAGACCTGTCCGACACCGAATGGAAGCGTTACATCCCCGGACTGAAAGACCCCGGTGGTGCACTCTCGTTCAATGCGAACAACACCACGGCGTTCCAGACAGCCTGGGCGACCGTCGTATCGGCTTATGCCGGACTGACTGGTGGCAAGGCGATGTGGTTTGAAATCTTTGTGCCGGGTCTGACGAACAGCTTTTTCTTTGCGGGCATACCGTCTGCGCTCGGACTGGCGGCGATGGAAGTTGACGCTGTTGCGGAAGTCAACGCATACATCACGCCGAATCAGATTCTCGGCTGGGCGGCTAAATCCACCTGATAGGAGGACGCGAACATGGCTAACGAAATTGCAACGGCTGGCGCGTCACTGGGGTATGCAATCGAAGCGGTTGCGGACACGCGACCCTCTTCGGGTTATCAGAAAATTCCGAACGTGAAATCCACGCCGGACTTGAATCCTGAACCGTCCACGCTCGAAGTGACCGACCTTGCCGATACCACTTGGAAGCGGTACATTCCGGGCATGAAAGACCCTGGCGGCGCGCTTGGATTCAACTGTAACAACACGGACGAGTTTCAGGCGGCGTGGGCGGCGCTGTGCTATCTGGACGGACTGGCGCGGGCTGGCGGCAAA